ATGTGTATGTTACACTCATTTTGCAACAACCTTTCTTTTTGTGGATGATGTTTTGTCATGAAATCATTTTACCACAAATTATCGGTTGTTGCTTTTTTATTTGTAACATATGTATTTTAACAGGACATATTTGATTCTTTGGCGACTTTCGGGAGCGTCATAATTTTATGGTATCCGCTGACCCTCGCCCGCTCCATCTTTGTGGACAGCCCCGCCGTGTCGGAAAATTCCTTATACTTGCTTGTCAGCTGATTGATGCGCAGCTGCTCCTGCATCGCGAGCGTATCGTCTCCGGCGGCCTTTGCTATAATCTGCCGATCCTGCGCGTTGCGGATCGCCGTCTCAAGCTTGCGCTGCATCTGCTTAGCCTCGTAGCCGGTATAGGTTTTACCTTCAAACTCAAAAATCTTTTCGTCCTGCGCCTTAAACTTCGCGAGCTGCTCGTCGGAATACGCCGGCGACGATATGCCGAGAATGATCGGGAAATAGAAGTGCAGACAGCCGTACTCGCTGAGCAAAACCTCAGCTTCCGAAAACGACGGATAATATTTGCCGTCAACTGTCCGAGCCTCGCCCATGGCGTATTGCCTGCCGCCCATTTCAGCGTGCGTCGGGCGCGGGTTGCGATGGTAATCTACCTCGTAGCCGTCGGCGCCGAAGTCTGTACCGACCGCCGCCGTTACCGACTGGTTGCAGGTCTTGACGCCCCAGAGCAGATTTTGACGCACTGAAGAATCGAGCCGCCTGTAATAGCCGCTCACGTAGTCGACGACCTTCCCGGCGCTGCCCTTCGGATTGGCGTACTGCGTCCGTAAGCCGCTGTCAGCAAGCTCGCGGAGGAGCGATCGCGTTTCACTCTGATAGTCCGAAACGCCCGTGGAAACGGCTGTAACCGCCCTGTCGATAACCTGCTGATATGTACGTGACAGGCTTGTAAGCTCCTTTTGGCCGGTAACGGAATTGCGTAGCATGAAGCCCGTGGACTGCGATAGGTTGACGTATTCGCCGGCTGTCTGTTTCGCCATTGCCCCGACAAATCGCTGAAGCTCCGTATTTTCGGCATACGGGATAAATTTCTTTCCGCGTGCCTTGTAAAACCGCGCTGAAAAGGCGACGTTTTCGGCGGCGACAGCGTCAAATATCTCGTATATCTCCGGTGTGTTGCGGTGTGTTATTCGTGCCAGTTCCGCCGCGATATCGTCGACGTCCGCACCGTAATCCTTGAGCTGTTCAAGACGGTGCGCGTCGGACGGCAAAAGCTCGCCGATGTCCTTGATGCGTTGTCCGAGCCTTTCAAGTATGGCGGCGTTGAGTTTTCGGAGCTGGTATTCCATGCCGTTTGGAAACTGTTGAAGCTGTTCTTCGGTGAACATGGTTATTCACCTACCATCTGCGCCGCCGTCGGGTACCTGTTTTGCAAGTCGGCAATAGCCCTTTCCGCTACCTCGCGCGTTTCCCCATAGACGCGCTCACGATACTCGACAGGCATCAGCACCCCCGCCATAAGTTCGCGCAAGGCCCTGTTTGACAGTGCCTCGGTGTCTTCTATGATGCTGTCGTCAAACTGTATCACAAGACCATCGAGGTTGATATCAGCGTTTCCAAATGCCGTGGAGGCGTAGGCCGCCGCCTCAAGGATATCGTACAGCGTATTTTCAAGCGCCGTCTCGTGCTTTTTCTTTCGCCGGAACATCGCGGAATTTTGCGAGATGACAGCCGTCGCGGTCTGCCGGGCAAGCCCTGACAGCCGGTAATGATTATTCCCAAAGCCTGTCAGATTGCCGAACACCGTCAAATTCAGCTCGATATCCTGCTTGAGCTGCTCGACGCGTAAGTCGCTGTTTTCAGCCTGTATGAGGCTGTCCGCTGTCGCCCCTTTCGGAAGAACGTAGACAGAAATATCGTTGTCGTCAAAAACAGGGTCAACTCCATTGTTTGACACATTGAACATCTCCTGCTTTGCGAAAATACGCTTGCGCCCGAGCTGAATCTCATTGTTCAGGCTATCATACGCCGTGTCAATCGCCTTGAGCGTGTCAATCGCGTTTGCAAAGTTCTTTATAAAGTTCTTGACGCTGTTGAAAAGGCTCTTGTTTTCCCTTGCGAGAGCTTCTACTGTCGATGAATCCATGAGCATCATTTCGCAGCCGTCGGCGATAACCTCGTCGAGCGCGGCCTCGTATGACAGCTCAGTGCGCTTTGAATTGGCTTCCTTAATCACTATGTAAAATAATGCCTTTTTTGCGAGCGGAAGGATTGTCTATGAGAGCTTTTTTAAGAGTTGAAATCGCAAGCTCCGAAGTGATGTTTTTTCCTGTTACGCTCGCAACAACTGAGGGGTCATATAAATCAAGAATCGAGCAGTTATATCGTTTATTTCAGTTTTGAAGCAGCGGATAAGTGAAATCAGTTTACCATTTCATATTCGGTTCTTTTTGCGAAAAAGTCTTGATTTAACAGGTTGATAAAAACTTTATGCGGTTTCTCAGAGCCTGCTTGGCTTTTTTTGTAAGACTGTCTGATTAAATGGACATACAATGAGAGAAAGAAGTGTAAAACGGCACACAAGAAATTGCAAACATCTCCGCGCCGTTCGGAATATTAAGCAAAAGACCATGCGACGCTCGGAATATTAAGCAAAAATCCATGTGTCGTATCATCCGCATATAAGTATTTGTGCCGTGGGTTGTGACAAAAAACATATAAGTGTTTGTCGGCTGTTTAACAAACTTTATGAATATTAAGGAAATATTATATGAATAATAATTGAATCATAAGAATTTTTGTGGTAAAATATTCATGTATTTTACAGTACGTATCAATCATTAGGAGGGTAAAAGTGAAAAAGATTAAATTAATGTTAGAATATCGTTGTTTTCCTATTTGGATATACGATGAAAACAGAAATTTAATTGGTAACGATATTCCAAACGAAATGAATGATAAAAAAATAAATTCCATATGCACCGAAATACAAGAACAGTATGATTTATTATTTGTGGATAATGAAAAGGAATTTAAACATATTGGATTTCATGATGAAAATTCAAAAAATGAGTTTGTTAAAAAAGTAATGAAGATAGAAGAAATGCTAAAGGAAAAGGCTGGAAAATGCTTCTTGATAGAAAATGCTGTTAATGTCAATGGTTTTATAGTCAAGGACGGAAACGGGGCGGGATACAACACAGGGGACGGTTCGCTTGACACACAGGATTAGTAAATAACACAGGGGTGCAGCGGGGAGATACCGGCGGCGCGACCGGAAAAGGTTTTTGGGCGATGCCGAAGGCGGATTCCACAGTCACTGTGAAGAACAGCGAAAGCGGGCTTACTGTGTCGACACAAGACCTTTTTTCACATTAAAACACATTATACCGGAGTTTTGGATGCTTTCGACTGTGCTTGTATGATAAAAGATTGAGGGAGAATGTGCGGGAAATGGCAGAAAAATACCAGCGAGGTGAGCGAACATGGACTTGAAATCACTCGGCGGAAAATTCAAGAAAAACATAGGGGCAGCTGGAGCCAAGATAAAAGCAAACAGAGAGGCTCTCGGGGATTGGCCAAGCTCCGCCCGGGATGCTGTTTCCGGTAGGTTGAAAGACACCGGGCAGGCTGTTCAGCAAATGGTGCAGCAAGGGATTGGAGCGGTGCAAACCGACGTGCCTGACGTTGTGAAGGATTTGGTTCACGTTTCTCATGAAATGGTGCAGACTGTTCGAGAAAAGGTGAGCAAGCCCCCCGAAAAAGACACGCCGCCGTCCGATAATGAATCTGTTACAGCGGATGTCCGGGCTGCCGAAGCCGCTCTTGCCGCAAAAAAACTTGCGGTCTACATATCAAAGGCTCTTGCAAACGCTGGAATATCAGATTCGCTTCGTAAGACATACATCGATGGCCTTCGAGAACCCTTTGTCGCGGGATATATTAAACAGCGCAGGCCAAGCTTGGTGAATGCGCTTCGGGTTTATGAGGAAATTGCAGCCGGACAGGGTGCTGTGTTGCTCAAGGCATTGAAAGACAACGATCTGGCGCGGATGCAGGCAAACGACAAGCTCAAAAATGAGGTTAGAGATGAAATCGAGCGCCTCAGCGTAGAATCCATCAACGAATTCAGCGAAACTGCCGCAACCCTGCTCAATACGGATGCGTTGGCTGAACGTTTCAAAAATGAAGGTTTTACTGTAACGGGCAAAAAATCAGTTGTGGAGATTGTTCGTTTTTCGCAGGACGAGACGCAAGCGAAATGCCTGGCAATATTGGAGAAGAAGGCCGCAGTGCTTTCTGTGCAAATTCAGAAATTCATTGCGGCATATGTGGAGGATCGATTCTTCGCAGATACACCGCCATCGATTGCACAGGCAGCAATCAAATGTGAGGTGCTGCCGGATTATGTGTTGGGGGGGCTTGTGTTGCCGCCCGTTGGCTGGGAGAAGATAGCGGCAAAGAAAATTGTGCAAGCGTTTGATGAAAACGATTTGAGCGGAAAATATAGAGTACAGATCCGCACCTTCTGGAAACAGTCAGAAAACGCATTCAACCGGTTGATTGTCACCCTGGACGAGACATGGGCGATATATATTAATGATTTGCACCACATAGCGAACGTAACCGACCCAAGCGTTATCACGCGCCGTATTCTCTCGCTGAAAACCTTAATTAAACTTTACGATGACATCAAAAAAGGAGTCGCTTATGCTTAACCTGTTCAATGCATACAAAGCCGAGGGGAAAATCGCGCAGGCGGTTCTGGTGGGGCAGAACCTTTTCAATCGCAATCCGCAGAACCATGAAGTGTTTGTGGCATACTTCGATTATCTCTGCGCGCTTGCCGGGAGTTTGCCCTCAACTGCTGACCGGCAAAGCTTTGCCAACCAGGCCAGTGTCGCGCTTGCGTTTTTCTCCGAGAGCGCAGAGTTGGACGAGGGCTTGGTAGAAGCCATCTCGGGATATCGGCAGCACCTATCTGTTATTATTAACGATCTTGCCGTGAGCGAACAATCAGCCCGCAACGCCGCGCTTGCTACAGCGCAAGCGCAGAACAACGACAGCCTGAAAAAACTGATTCAGCTGAAAGACGCGCTGCACCGTGCCGCTTCGCAAGAACAGTTTGACAATGCTCTTCTCGCAATAGGTGAAGCAGACGGAAGGATTGAAAAAGACGCGCTGACGGATGCACAGAGCAAAGTGTATGATGCGCTTACAAAGGAACACACCGACCTTATCAGCGAAAAAATGCGCGAGTTGGAATTTAAGAAAAACACCGCATACAACCGGCAGGCAGCGGATGCCTTCACCAAAGCATTCAAACAGTTTCGCGCGAATGAGGGAAAATATAAGAACCAGACACAGTTGTTCTCGCTTGCGTCATCCACTCTCTTTGCGTATGACCCCGCGCGGCTGTTTAACGAGACGCTAATCTACTACAACCACGTCTATTCCTACATTTTCGGCAAGCTTGACGATGACGGCAAGCTTGCCTTGACGCGATTTTCCATTGAGTGTGAAAGAAAGTTGAGGTGAGTTTCGTGTTTTCGACCATGAAAAACAACCGAAGTCTGTCGTTTTATCAGCAGAGCGCAGTAATTACATCTGTCACGACAGCCGGTGTGGCAAGTCAGGCGGCACAGATTACAGCCGGGCTGCATGGGCAAATTGCCGGGCTGCAATCACAAATCAATGTTTTCCAAACACAGATAGTCAGTTTTCAGGAGCTGATTCCCGGCTTCCAGCTGCAGATTGACCAATATAACACGCAGCTCAATGATGTTCTTGCGACTCTTTCCAACGAACGGAATGCTGTTTCACAACGATTGACTGAGAGGTTATCTGCTGATCCGAGCTACGTCGGTATGAGAAATGATGGGGTTGTTTTGGCAAGGAAATATGAACAAGCAGAGATTTCGATGGGAGGAAGCGGCGAAGGCAATTACACCTCCGCACAGCGGCAGGAGTTGCTTGAGCATGGAAAAGTACGCAATTTTGAGGGTCATCATATAAACAGCGTTGCTGATAATCCGGAATTGCAGGCTAACCCAGACAACGTAACGATGCTGGAAGAACATCGCGGCGGCGGCGGGGTTCGCAGGCACTATGAGCGTCATGGTCAAAACTGGAAAAATCAAACACAAGGCGAGCTCTTGGACAGAGATCAAAGGCTGAGAGATACAAACCAAAGGCGGGTCGATGTTGAAGAGGGAAAAATCGCGCAAACCGAAAGTGATATTACGCAAACAAAAGAGGACATCACGCAATCCGAAACAGATATTGCGAAAGCTAAGAAGGATATTCCGAGAAATGAGCTAAAGGGTCTCGGTATTGCTGTCGCCATCGGACTTGGCGTGGGTGTTGCAATCGGCTTTGCCGTAACACTCGCCAGATCGGGCGTATCACCGGAATCGCTGAAGCTTGCCGCGCTTGAGGGTGCCAAGGGCGGCATTGAAGCGGGTGCCCTTGCGGCGGTGGGATACGGCATAGGCCGTACCATCGGTGAAGTTGCTTCAAAAGCGGTCGAAGGTGTATTTAAAAATCTCGGTTTGGCAATCACGGATAATATTACTAAAATGGTCAGCATGGGTGTAGTCGGCACGATGACGATTGCGGTATTTTCAGCATACCAGTTCATCAAACTAAAACAACAGGGTGTCGGCACCCGCGAGGCACTGCTGAAAACAGGGAGACAGGCAATGTTCTCTCTGTCACTGCTTGCGGTGTCGATTGCGGTACAGGGAACATGGGGCGGTCCGGCAGGCATTATAGTATCAATGAGCATCGGCATCATCATGGTATCATACACCGTGATAGACTCCGTGCAACAGCGGCAATTCGCTGAAAAGATTCGTGTTTACACAATTGATAAATGCCGACCGACATTCAGTTATTAGGAGGACGCAAATGGATTATACAGCGTTTGTGCGCAAAGCCAAGCAGCAGGATGCACGGAATGCTTTCGAGACGTATACCGGCAGTCTGGACGCTGTGCCGGATGACTTGAAGTCATTTTATCGCACCTGCAATCCTGTTGACGTGGAGCTTGACATCAACGATGCGGCGGTGCGCTTCTGTCCTGCTTTGGAATTGCCGGAAACGCAGCAGGAGTACAGCTATTTAAACGCGCAATTTGTATTCGCGACCTGTAATGGTGACCCCATCTTTCTGCATGACAATATCGTGTACACCTGTGCCCACGGCGTGAAGGAGCCAAAGTGGGAAAAGCTCAGTGGCAGCTTTGCACAATATCTTGCCGCTGTGTAACAAGTCTGCATTTTCAAGTGAAGATGGGTATAGAGTTTCCAGAATTAATGAAGCTGCTTTGATAACGGGTGAATAGGACAAAACTCACCCTAAATATTTTTATATGGACAAAACATTTAGGGGGAATCCATATGAAATCAAACTATCTGACATCGCCGCCGCACCGTCGGGCGATTGGCGATTATGCTGAGAGTTTAAAAGATTTAGTGTCAAATAACAAAAACTTTACCTATGGCAACACCGCGCAATGAGCGGCTGAAGCCTTTGTTGCACGCTTGCTTGCATCTTTTCCGTCATATCGCCCAAAAATGCTCGGCAATACACAAAGTATTTCCTGCGTTTTTTAGACAATCTGACGAAAAAATCTGACGGCGCAATCGCATAACAATCATTGTGCGGTGTTGCCCTATAAAGAATTAATTGAGATTGCAAAAAAGTTGGGGGTAAATCAGATGAACATCAGTGGTAAGTGCAGCTTAGTTATTAAGGGCGACGGCTTAGATAAAGAAGTTATAGAACAAACACTTGGTTTAGCGGCGTCCCGCTTTTGTAAAAAGGGGGAATCTGTTAGCAAGGTGATTGGCGTGAGCCCGTTTGATGTTTGGAGCTATGATATAGAAACATTCAGCACAATTGGAATTGAAGATGCCATCGCAGAACTGTTAAAAAGATTGGTTTGGCTACTGATTTTTTAAACAAAACAGCAAAATCTAACGAAGTTTACTTTAAATGCTATATCAGTTCAGAATCAGCTCAAATTCAATTTGATCTATCGCCTAAGATTATAAAGGATATATCAGCAACAGGATTGAAGATTCACTTTTCAATATTATCTTGGGGAAATACAGATGTTTAGAAAATAAGACAGTAGACGAAATAAAAATAACTGTGGCGAAACAGACAAATGCGTTAATTCCCATGTTAAATTCCACCACCTCGTCCACTGTGGAAATTAACATGGGAATTAACTATTGTTATACTGATTCCATTACAACGCAGTTATAGAGCTTTTTTGGTTGCTTTAATTTAGTGATTATGCTATAATTAAAAAGATTAATGATGGAGTCGTCTATACAACGATGATAAGGATTAATCATGTCTTTCAAAGATAATACCAAAGGAACAGCTGACATGAACCGTAAACCGGTTCGGTCGCAAAGAGCATGAGAGTTTATTTGAATTTCAACGGTGAACAGGCGGGATTTACATGAAAAAGACTGTGTGTTTTTTTCAGGCGAACATGTCCTACGGCGAGTCGAAGTATCTTCCTTACGCGGCAGGCTGTTTGATTGCTTACGCAAAGGCGCAAAAAGACATCTGTGATGAATATGATTTTGCTGACATAGTTTTTACGCGCGAAAATCCGGCGGCGGCCTTAAGAAAAGTAAGTGAGCCGTTTCTTGCCGCGTTTTCCTGTTACACATGGAACTTTGAATATCACAAGGTGCTTGCCGAAATGCTCAAGGAACGCTTCGCTGAATGTATTGTCGTTTTCGGCGGACACAATATTCCTTATGATGATTCACTGCTTTATAAGCTCCCGTATGTGGATATTCTCATGCACGGCGAGGGTGAAGAAAGCTTTTCGGCCCTGCTGAACGCTTTTTCCCGCGGTGAGACGTTGCGGGGCGTTCCGGGAATCTCCTACCGCGCCGACAAAAATCAAACAAAGACAAATGCTTCGGTCAGGCCCGGGCACATTGATAAATACCCTTCTCCGTATCTCTCGGGTGTGTTTGACGGAATACTAAAGCGCAACCCCGATGTTCGTTTCAGCGCAATATCAGAAACCAATCGAGGCTGCCCCTACGGCTGCTCATATTGCGACTGGAGCCTTTGCCGCGAAATGCAGGTTTTTCCGATTGAGCGGGTTAAAAAGGAGCTGCAATGGTTTGCAGATCACAAAATCGAATATGTATTCTGTGCCGATTCAAATTTCGGTATGCTCGAAAGAGATTTTGAAATATCGGAGTATATTGTCCGGTTGAGAAAGCGCACGGGTTATCCGAGAGTGTTCGGAATTAACTCCGCAAAATACTGTAACGACAACGTGTTCAGAATCATAAAGATGCTGTTTGAAAACCGCATTTCAAAGGGCGTAACGCTTTCACATCAAACGCTTAACAGTGAGGCGCTTGCCAACATCAACCGCCGCAACTTTTCCCTTGAGGAGTTTACGCAAATTCTTCGCCGTTATAACGCCTGCGGAATCCCCGCCTATGCCGACATGATAATCGGTCTGCCGGGTGAAACATATGACAGCTTCTGCGACGGGCTTTGCAAGCTGCTTGAGTGCGGAATGAATATGTCGATGTCGATATACGACTGTCAGGTTTACTGCAATGCGCAAATGGGGCAGGAGGAATACAGGCGTAAATTCGGAATCAAAACCATGACCTTGCCGCTCAACTTTAACCATGCCCGTACTCCGCGTGAGGGCGATGTGCAGGAATATGTAGATGTTATCCGTGAGACCGCTTCAATGCCCGAAAAGGATATGCGCCGCGCGCATATATTTAAAACCGCGCTGCAATGCTTTCATTTCAAGGGCTGGCTGAAGTTCTTTGCCGCGTATATGTACCAAAGCAGGGGCGTTTCCTACAGGCAGTTTTATGATGCCGCCGTTGACTTCGTGTTTAGCGCGCAGGGCACGCTGATCAACAGTTTGTTCACGGGCTATGCTGTCGGACTTGAAAAGAACGACGGCTCTGTACTTACTTATTCAAACCCGGATTTCGGTCCTGTCGGCTGGTATCCGGAGGAGGGCATTGCACTTGTTCTCGCACAGAACAAAGAACGGTTCTACCGCGAAGCCGAGCCGTTCCTGTCCTCGCTCGGCATTGAGCCGGAGCTTTACCGCGAACTGCTCGCCTATCAAAAATCCGTTATCCGCACACCGGAGCATCGGGAGGTTGAGATAAGCAGCAGTTACGGCTTTTATGACTATTTTCTTGCCGTGCTTTCGGGCGACACCGATGTTATGCTGAAACGTGCGAGAAACACTGTCCGCGTCAGAATTGACAATCCTGTGAACAATTGGCAGGACTATGCCCGCGAGGTTGTGCTGTATTCCAACCGGCGCAACGATATGATAATCACCAACTGCAAGGAAGCGGTTACGGTGGAATATTATTAAGGTGGATCGGGCTTTGCCAAAGAAAGGAAACCGCCGCAAATGAAGGTTTTGTTTATCAGTCCCGCAGTTGAAATGCATCTGTACAGTCCCGGTAACCCAATCGGGCTGATGGCTCTTGCAACATATCTGAACGCCCGCGGTCACACTGCGATAATCCGCGACAGGGCCATAAAAAAAGAGAATCTTGACAAGCTTTTTGACAGCTTTCGTCCGGACGCTGTCGGGATTTCCCTCATGTCAACACTCGGCATTGCAGACAGTATTGTTGTTTCAAAGGCGGCGAAGAAGCACGGCGTTCCGGTTTTTTGGGGCGGACAGCAAACGACAATGATGCCGGAAATTATTGCTTCGTCCGGCTATTGCGACGCGGTGATGCTTGGGGAGGGCGAAATCACCTTCATGGAGCTGCTTGACGCAATAGAAAAGAAACAGCCTTTTGACAACATAGCCGGTTTGGCTTTTATGAAAGACGGAAAGTTTGTTACCACACCTGAGCGCAAATTTACCGACATAAGCCGCTTCGGTCTTGACTGGAGCCTTATCCGCCCGGAGGACTACTTTATTTCATATTATTTCTGTACGAAAATGATATATATGTATGGGTCAAAGGGCTGTCCGTTCAACTGCGATTTCTGTTTTAACCATTATTACAACAAAAACTGCCGCCGTATTCGGGACTTCGATATTGTGCTCGACGAGATTGAATACCTTATTAAAAATCACGGACTTAACGGCATATATTTTGTTGATGATTTGATTTTTGGTTCCTCGCAGCAGGCAAGAGAGAGCTGCGCCCAAATCAAGGCGCGCGGCATGAAATTTATCTGGGGCGGCCTGTCACGGGTCGGTCAGTATAGCTATGATGATTATAAAATCATGTATGACGCGGGCTGCAGATGGATGGTTTTCGGCATTGAAAGCGGCTCGGAGTACACTCTTAACAGAATGAACAAGAAAATCACCATGGCTGAAATCGAGCAGACTGTTGCAGATTGCCGCAGAGCGGGAATAATCATCATCGGAAACTTTATCATCGGTTTTCCCGGTGAAACAGTTGAGGAACTGCGAAAAACAACGAGAGAAGCAATGAAGCTTGACATCAATCTGTATTCCGTGAATCATTTTGAAATGGTCATACGCTCAAAGATTTGTGACGAAATGATTGCCGAAGGGAAGTTTTCGGTGCCGAACAAGCTGGAGGACTACATCGGCTTAAAGCCGACGGAAATGCTGAACATCAATTTTTCGCAGATTCCTAAAAAGGATCTTGTCACTATCCGCTGTTTCTTTTTATGGATTTCGTTCGCGTCCAGGAACATTGTTATGGACACAAAGAACTATGCTCTTGCCAAGCGAGCTATCTCTCTGACGCTGCGCGAGGTAAGCAGGTATGGATTTTTCAAGAGCATCCCGCGGTTTTTCATTGCGGGCAAGAACTTTTTGTATCATATGTATCACGCAAACTTTCACCGCTCCATACTGAAAAAATATGACCTTTCCTTCAAGGAAAAGTGTAAACGCAACAAAGCAATCAACAGACAGGATGCGCAGGAGTGAAATTAAATTCACGGGTCCTATTATTAGCCTGATTTGTTCAGAGAATATGTCAATGCGTGCGTGCGAGCAATTTACGACGGCCGTTATGTTAACAAACCGGCGAAGGAGATGCAAAATGAAAGGTCTGCTTATTTTTCCGCCTCAATGGTACCCGGGCAATCCTTACACCGCCTTGCCGCTTTTGCAGGGTCGGCTAAGGGAAGCCGGCTTTGACGTGAGCGTATCGGACCTAAACATCAGATTTTATAACGACATACTTACATATGAAAATGTCCTTTCATCCTTTAAAAGAGCGCGCGAAGAAATAGAAAACGAGCAGTCGGACAGTCCCGACAGCCTTCATATCGATGCCTTAAACAAATTCCTTTCTTCTCACAGCGAGAGCGAGATCTCCGCTGTCGCAGCCGAAATTGGGCACGCAATCACTGTGCATAAAACCACGGAGCTGTTCTACGACGCCAATAAGCTTTTCAAAGCAAGGCGCACACTTTTTTCTGCGCTTGACATTGTTTCTCTGCCGTACGCACCTTACGGAGTATCATTTTTTAACTGTGGCGACAACCGCTGGGCTCAGGGCTTTGAAAAAATTGACAGCGTTTGCTCCGGCAGGGAAAAGAACCTGTTTTTTGATTATTATACTTCTCATTTTGATTCTGTCATCACGGGGGATGCAGATTATTTCATCATCACCGTCGCCGACATGACACAATTGATTGCGTCCTTTACGCTTGCGCGGCTCATTAAAAAAAGGCTCGGCCGCCCCGTTTGCATCGGCGGTAATATTATCACGAAGCTTTACCGAGACCTTGCGCGAATGCCCGGCTTGTTCGGTGAATACTGCGACTATATCTGCTGCGGCACGGCCGAAACCAATCTTGTCGATTTTGCAGCCTTTGCGGAGGGCAAAATAAGAGTGCAGGACGTTCACGGCATAATGTATCTGAAAGACGGCAGCCTGACGGTAAATCCCCCGGCAGCTTCCGGGCGCACAGTCAGCTTGTGCTTGCCCGATTTCACCGGCATTGATTTCGGCAGCTACTTTTCGCCCGAAAGAGTCTGGCCGATTCAGTTTTCACACGGCTGCTACTGGGGCAAATGCGCTTTTTGTGACGTTTCGTTCGACCGCTCTCATTTTTCGCTAAAAAAGCCGGAAACTGCCTTTGCCGAGCTGAAGGAACTCAATGAGCGACACGGCATCCGTCACTTCTTTATTACGGACGACTCAATTTCACCGACATATTTTGAAAAGCTTTCGTCGCTGATAATTTCCGACAAACTCGACGTGCGGCTGTTTTCAATGGCAAGGCTTGAGAGCAAATTTACGGATGAGCTTTTTGAACTGATGTATAAGGCGGGATTCAGAATAATTTTCTGGGGCTATGAGTCCGCCTCGCCGCGAGTCCTCGGGCTTATCAACAAGGGCATTGATGCCGACGGGCGGCTGCCTGTTTTGCAGCGCTCGCACAATGCCGGAATATGGAATCATGTTGCCCTGCTTATCGGGTTTCCGACAGAGACCCGACAGGAGGCGGATGAAACAGAAACATTTATTGAGGAAAACGCCGGAGTTATCGACAGCGGATATATTTCGCGTTTCAGCTTTAAGAAAAACGCCGTTATCGCCGGAAATCCCGCCGACTACGGTGTGTGCAACGTGCGGCAGAACGCGCCCGTGTCGCTTGACTGTGAGTACGATTCTGTCAGCGGAATGGACGAGCCGCAGAAAAGAAAGTTTGTGCGCGAAATCAGAGAGCGTTATCTCGGCACAAGAAAAAGATGCCTTTGGCCATATCTTTGCTCCGATTTTGATTATCTGCTGCTTTATATATCCTTCTTCGGGCGCGATAAAGTCAGACGCTTTCGCCTTGAGGACGACTATGATGAATTTGCTTTCATGCTGTGATTACAAGGAGGAAAGGAACAACAGACGCGCAATTCGGGCATCTGTTTCACGTAAAAATGAAAAAGAAAAACATTTATATGGTTCAGGCGACGAATGCCAGCGAAAAAAATGTCTATCTGCCATATTCAACGGGCACGCTCGTTGCCAACGCATGGAAAGACAGTAAGGTTCAGGACAGCTATGATTTCAAGGGCTTCATCGTCATTAAGGAAGATATTGAAGAAATTGCGCGTTCCTTTGATGAGCCGTTTCTCATCGGATTTTCCAACAATATCTGGAACAGCAACTTTAACAAGCTGCTTGCGGAGCGTATTAAGTGCCTTTATCCGAACTGTCTGATTCTGTTCGGCGGCAAGGAGCTGCCGTTCGGGAACGACTATTTGGAGCGGTATCCGTACATGGATTTCCTTATCCATCTTTGGGGCGAGGAAACCTTCCGTCTGCTGCTGCTTGAGCTTGCACACGGCGGGACGACATTTTCGGAGATACCTAATCTCTCTTACCGTGAAAACGGCAAGGCTGTGACCAATGCGGTGAGCTGTGAAGATTCGCTCGATTTCCCGTCGCCTTACCTGAGCGGCTTATATGACGAGCTTATCAAATCCGCTCCTCAGATCAATTTTGTCGCAGGCTTTGAAACAAACAGAGGCTGTCCTTTCCACTGCACCTATTGCGATTGGGACACGGCGAAAGCCAAAATGGTTCTGTTCCCTCTCGAAAAAGTCTTTGCTGAAATCGAATGGATAGCCGCTCATAAAATTGACTATTGCGGCTGCTTTGACTCGAACTTCGGCATCTTCGAGCGCGATGAACTGATAGCCGACAAGCTTATTGAAGTGAAAAAGCGTACCGGCTTCCCGATAAAGCTTCAGGTTTCCGCCGCGAAGGCAGACAGTGAAATTGTTTATCGAATCAACCGCAAGCTCAACGAATGCAAGATGAGCAAGGGAGTCACGATTTCCGTTCAGACGCTTTGCCCCGAGGCGCTTTTCAACATTGACAGGCAGAACATTTCGCTTGACGATTATCAAAGGCTCATGGTGCTTTATAAAACTCAAAATATTCCCACCTTTACCGATGTTATTCTTGGTTTGCCGGGCGAAACCTACGAGAGCTTTTGCAGCGGTCTTTGCAAGCTAATTGAATGCGGTCAGCATTTCGCGATTTTTGTCTACAGCTGCAACCTGCTGACAAACTCCATCATGTGGCAAAAGCCCTATATTGAAAAACACGGCATCAAGACCGTTGATATACCGTTCAGCCAATATCACTGCAACATAAGAAAATCAAACGAACCTGCCGAATACTCGAAAGAAATCATCGCCACTTCGACAATGAATGAGCGGGAGTTTCTGCGCGCTAAATATTTTGCGCACGTTCTTCAGTGCTTCCACTGTTTCGGATTGCTAAGGTGCTTTGCCATTTACCTTTACCATGAAAAGCATGTCAGCTATCTTGACTTTTACAAAGCCCTTGTTGAACATCTCGGAAGTGTGCCGCAGTCGGTTGCGGGGGCGGTGTTCTCGAAGGTTTACAAGGGGCTTGAAAGCTACTCGCGCGGAGAAGAAATCGAACGATTTGTTGACCCTATATTCGGAGACATCACATGGCCGTTTGAGGAAGGCGCTTACCTTGAAATCCTGCTGAAGCTCGACAGGTTTTACGAGGAGGCGGAGAGCTTTTTACAGAATTTTGACATCGAGCCTGAAATATTTGACGAGCTGATGCGGTATCAAAAGAGCATCATCAAGCTGCCGGGACGGGAAACAGTAAAGCTTGAGCTTGAGTATGACCTCGGCAATTATTTTTACGGCATCTTTGCCCGTGAGCACACTCCGCCGCAAAGGAAGCGCAACATTGTAACCATCGGCGCGGGCGGTGTGCCGGACAACTGGAAGGATTATTCAAAATACATCGTTTGGTTCGGGCGCAAGGGCACGGGAAACGTCAGTTCCGACGTTTCGGTGGATTTAGTATGAATAAGGCAATCAAAAAAATCGCGGACGCAAAGAAAAACAATATATATTTTGTTCAAATCGGCGATGTGTTCAGCGGCGGCGGTGAGTCGGCGTATCTGCCGTATGCCGCGGGCGCTATCGCGGCGCAAGCTTTTTCAAACAGTGAAATCAGCGCAAAGAGCCGCCTTGCCGATATACTGTTTCGCAGGCTTCCTCTCGCGGAGTCGCTTGCAATCTTAAAGCTGCCCTTTCTTGTCGGCTTTTCGAGCTATGTCTGGAATTATGAATATAACAAAAGGCTTGCCGCGCTTGTCAAGAAGGCTTATCCCGATTGCGTGACAGTTTTCGGCGGTCACAACATTCCTAACGGCTGTGCGCTTTTGGAGGAGTGCGGTTTTGTTGACATCGTTATCCATGGCGAGGGTGAGGAGGTCTTTGAAAAGCTGCTGCTGACACTTAATCGAGACGGCGATCTTTCCGATATTCCCAACCTTTCCTACCGCAAGCCCTGCGGTGAGCTTGCCGAAACGCGGCGAGAAAAAATTATCGGCTGCGATTATCCGTCGCCTTACACGGGCGGAATATTTGACAAGATTCTTTGCGACAACCCGGACACACTTTTTTCCGCCATACTTGAAACAAACAGAGGCTGCGTTAACAACTGCGCGTTTTGTGACTGGGGTCCTCACAAGGACAAAGTTAGGCTGTTTAATATGGAGCGCATAAAGGGCGATATCGAGTGGTTTTCCGAAAATAAGATCGAATACATTTGGGGTGCCGACGCTAATTTCGGACAATTTGACAGGGATTTACAAATCACGCAATGGCTTATTAATGCGAAAGCCAAAAACGGATATCCGAAAAGGATTAAAGTCAACTATGCGAAAAACCGACATGAAAATGTGCTGAAGCTGACCGGGTGGTTTGCAAAAGCGGACCTTAGCAAAAGCACCACCGTATCGTTCCAGTCCCTCTCGCCCGAGGTTTTGAAAAACATCGGGCGCAGCAACATGACGATGGAAAGCTTTTCAAAGCTTCTGGACGAATACCGCAAGTCAGGAATACCGACTTACACCGAGCTGATTCTCGGCTTGCCCGGCGAAACCTTTGAAAGCTTTACACGAGGCATTGAAATGTTGCTCGATTCCGGTCAACATTCGATAATCGAGGTTTATGACTGTGAGCTGCTGCCGAAATCCGCGCTCGCCGCTCCCGCTTACAAAAGCAAGCACGCGATACGCACCGTTAAGCTGCCGTTCTTTCAGTATCACACCTGCGCAGCCGAGGACGAGGAGGTTACGGAGTTCAGCGACATTGTGGTTGAAACCGCAACAATGCCCGTTGAGGATTGGATTCGCTGCAAAATGTTTACCGCCGTTTTTCAGTCCCTTCACTGCATGGGTCTTTTGCGAAACGTGGCGGTATATGCTCACAGAAGCTTGTCGATTCCGTACGTCACATTTTATCAAAGTTTCATCGAGTGGTTTTTCTCACATCAGGATACTTTTATTAACGAGGTGTTCTCCGGCATTCTTGATTCAATCCGCAAGGCTGTCGAAGGTATAAACTGCCAGTTTTATTACGACGCAAAGTTCGGTGACGTTCGCTGGACGCTTGATGAGGGTGCATTTTTACGCTTCTCTTCCGAAATTGATGTGTTTATGTCCGAGGTCGGTGATTGGTTAATTACAATCATTGAGGATGATGAGATTGTCGGCGAGCTTCTGAAATATCAAAAGCTGATTGTCAACCATCCGTTTAAAAAAGAAACCCGGGAGAGCTTTAAATTTAACTTCCCGTCATATTTTGCAGATGATAAGCTTTCCGCTCCGCAAAGACAAAAAACTCTCGTAACGGCAGTGCCGGAGCGTGAGTTTGACAACCTGCCCGATTATGCGCGTGAAATCGTGTGGTACGGGAAACGGATAAAAAAGACAGTGCTTGAAAACGTGCGGGAGGGAGAGTGAACCGCTTTGAAAAGGATAGTCATAATCGGCGGCGGAATCAGCGGCCTTTCGGCGGGCATTTACGCGCTTCAGGCAGGCTACGAAGCTGTTATCTATGAAAGAAACGCGGTGCCCGGAGGCGTTATCGCAACGTGGGAGCGCGGAGGGTATAAGCTGGGCGGCTGCATTGAGTGGATAACAGGCACCAACCCGAAAACCGAGCTTTACCCTATGTGGCAGAATCTCGGCGTAATTGAGGACGGGCAGAAATTTAACGAGCATGAAAACTACTCAACATATTATCTCGACGGAAAAACCGTCAATGTCACATATAGCCTCGACAGCTTCCGCAAAGAGCTTCTGTCTGTAGCGCCTGAGGACGAGAAGGCAATCAATTCATTTGTTTCATGTGTGCGCAAGCTGCAATGCATTAACTTTCCCGCGAAGGGGGCATTTAAATATTACCCGCTCCATTATGCCGCTCTGGCGTGTGAGATGCTCCGTATTGTTCCTGTTGCGCTTAAATATTATTTTATGGATTTCAGCCGCTACTCCCGCCGCTTTACGAACACTACGCTTAAAAAGTTTTTTTCGGACTTTTTTGCGCCTAACGAAAGTATACTCGCGTTCATGGCAAGCATGGGAATTATGACGAGCGGCAACGGCAAAATGGTTTCGGGCGGCGCGGCGGAGATCATACAAAAAATGAGCAGGCGTTTTACCGATCTCGGCGGCAAGCTGATGCTGAACTCACCCGTTACCGCTATCAGCTATAATGGGCGCAAGGTCGACGGAGTAATTGTCGGAGGAGAAAAGGTAACCGCCGACTTTGTCGTTTCATCCTGTGACCCATATGTTACATACCGCAAACTGCTCTCGGGAGCCTTTTGTGACAAGGCTCTCGAACGGAAATACGCCGACAGCGAAAAATATCAAACTCGCGGCTGCTCAAATGTGTTTTTCCTGCTCAAGGGCAACTGTAAAAGCCTGCCGCACCGCATCTGTTTTTTATGCGAGCCGTTTACAGCCGGCGTGACGCAGAAAAAACGTCTGTCATTTATCAGCCTTGAAAACGGCTCAAGCATGGAAAAAGACGAGAGAATCTATTATGTGAATATTGACCAGTTTGACGACGACTTCCGATATTGGGAAGCTTTGCGGGCACGCTCCGCTGAGGAATACAGCTTGGAAAAAACGCGCATGGCGCAGGATGTCAGAAGCAGAATAGCTTCTAAGCTGGATTTTGAAAATAACGGCATTACCTGCGAGGTTATTGACATCACTACGCCGAAAACGTATAATTTTTATACCGGAGGCTACAATGGGGCATATATGCCCTTTGTCATCGGGCTGCGCTCCCTGCCCGCGTTTTACAGCAACAAGGTTCGGGGTCTGGACGGCTGCTACATTGCAAGCCAGTGGATAAACCCTCCGGGGGGGTTGCCGTCCGCCGCCGTATCAGGAAAGTTTGTAATTGAAGAAATCACAAAAAAGGACAGAAACAAATAAAGGCGACGCCACACAATGCGGAGCGCGAACGGAATCAGTTGTCGGTCTTTGGAGTTACTTTATGAGGATTTTGATTATCAGCCCGAAAATCGGAACAATTCAGCGACAGACAATCATACCACTTGGTATGCTGTCTGTTGCCACACATCTTAAAAACTGCGGTCATACTGTGACCGTTTGTGACAGAATTGTCGATAAACGAAAGATAGGCGATTTGCTCCGCAATTTTAAGCCGGACTTTGTAGGCGTGTCAATGATGTATGTCCGCAGTTACCGCGACGCTGTAAACTGCTCACTGGCTGCGAAAAGCTGTGGTGCCAAGGTTGTTTGGGGCGGTCATCTCGTCACGCAGACACCCGAAGCGACACTTAAAGAGGATTGCGTTGATTACATAGTCACGGGTGAGGGAGAGTTCACATGGCAGGCGTTGCTTGAATGTCTGTCCTCCGATGCAGCTCTCGACAATGTCAAGGGCATCGGATATAAGAACAACGGCAAAATCCACATAAATCCTGAAAGAGAATTTGCAGACCCTGCCGACTTGCCTGTGCTTGATTTTGATATTCTCCGCCCCGAACCCTACTTTCAGTCATCTTTCAGCTGCAAAAAGATGCTGTATATGTACGCTTCAAAGGGTTGTCCCGGGCACTGTGCTTTTTGCTTTAATCCCGAATACAACAAGTCCTGCTGCCGCCGCAGACCGATTGAAAACGTTATTAAAGAAATCCGCTGTGTAGTTGAAGAGCACGGCGCGGACGGAATATATTTTGCGGATGAGCTTTGGTGCGGCAACAACGAGGAGCTTGTGCGCTTTTGTAACGCCTACCGCGATTCCGGAATAAATTTTGTCTGGGGCTGTCAGATGAGGGTGGGCATAATAGCCGCCGAAAACTTTAAGCTCATGTATGACTGCGGATGCCGCTGGATATTCTTCGGAGTGGAAAGCGGTTCGACGGAAAAGCTGAAGGAAATGCACAAGGGCATCAGCCTTGACAACGTCAGGCAGGCGGCGCAAAACGCTTCCGATGCGGGTATTGTTGCAATCACATCGTTTATTGTGGGCTTTCCGGGCGAAACCGAGCAACAGCTGCGCGACACTGCGGTTTTCGCTTCGAGCCTCGACTGTGCAATGCTGTTTTGTTCGTTTTTTTCAATCATTATCGGCTCGGAATATCACCGCGCGTTGGTTGCACAGGGCAAGCTGAAAAAGGTGGAAAGGCTCTCTGACATTCTCGATTACCCCAGCGGCGAGTATCTGAAATATAATTTTACCGAGGTTCCAAGCCGTGACCTGAAGGTGGTTTACGCGTCCCTGATGTGGCACTCATTTACAAAGAAAGGCACGTCTCCGGAAAAGGTCAAGCATTCCTTTGCGCTTAAGGTGATGGCGGAGGCTGTCAGAGGCTTATTCAGTCAGGGGATTCTCCGCGCCCCGCTTGAGGCATTCATTCTTATACGAACCTTTTTCGACATCGTGTTTAACTTAACCTGTTTTCCCGGCATCAGGAAAAAATACGGATTAAAATAAAAATCAAGAGATGTATTTTTAATTTTTCCGGTCTTTTGCGAAAAAACCGGCGCATTCTTCAAAATTTCGTTTACAAGTTCAAGCTCACGATTTTTTCGTTCGAGTTTTCTGGTGCGCGCCCTTTGCTTAGCATCAGTTGCCGGGTCCGGAATCTTATCCGGAGCTTTACGATTCTTACGCCATTCGGCAAGGTGCAATATTGAAGTCCAAGCTGTGACGCCGCATTTTTAACTCGGATTTCGTCCGACAGCCTAAATGCCTCTCCCTTGAAATCCTTGCTGCGCTTTTCATCTTAAAGCACCTTTTCTTCTGTATTTCATTATATCAGAGTTTTGGGTGCTTTTCGGCTTTTCTTACATGATTACAGTCCAATTTGGCGGTTTTATAATCTAAGGCAACACCGCGCAATGAGCGGCTGAAGCCTTTGTTGCACGCTTGCTTGCATCTTTTCCGTCATATCGCCCCAAAATGCTCGGCAATACACAAAGTATTGCCTGCGTTTTTTAGACAATCTGACGAAAAATCTGACGGCGCAATCGCACAACAATCATTGTGCGGTGTTGCCCTAAATAAAAAAGTAGTGAGCAGCGGAGAGGCGATGCGTTCCACCTCTCCCACCCGCGGCTCTCCCACCCGCGGCTCTCCCTTTGGGAGAGCCACAGGCGGGGGAATCCGCCGGAAGAGCCTTCCAAAAAAAGCAGGTGACAAACGCGGAAATGTATGTTAAGATAATTTTATAAAGGATTGCTTTTCAGAAAAGCCTTGTGTTTTTTCTGTGAGATTTCACGGTCTTTACAAAAGACAGATTGATTCGGCAATTCAAACAGTCATATAAGCGGACACGCAAAAAAGGAGTTGTTTCAAAAGGTGAAAAGGATATTAAGATCAGGCCTTGCTTTGTTTTTGGCGTTCATTATGATTTTCGGCGGCGCGCTTCCGAGTGCGTTGGTGGCTCTGGACTTCAACTTGCCCCGGTGTCTGAAAAGCCCTTTTTCGTTCGGAGCTGAGGCGGCGCACACATGGCAGGCGGGCGACATCGGCACTTTCGGCTCATATCCGCAGACACAAGTGACTGACACGGCTCTTTTGACCGCGCTGAACGCGCAGGCTCTCAACCGGGTGTCCTACGGCTATTACAGCGGCAATGGCGATGATGGCTCCATGACACAAAGTGATTACATGAAATATGCCGACGTGACATACGGCGGGAGCAAATATCGCGCCGTGCTGTTTACTTCCTTCAGACCGATGTATACGACTTACCACGCGGATGCAGCGGCAGGCTTGGATTGGGACAACAGCAGCTGGCAGGATGATAGCGGCTATTACACAAACACTGTCTATTGGTTTAAATACGAGCCTTTGCGATGGCGCGTTCTCGACCCGGCGACAGGGTTTGTTATGTGCGAGGATATCATTGACAGTCAGGCATACGGCAACACGATTTACTCATGCACAGGTGAATATTACAACAATTCCGCAAACACAGCTTACGCAAACGACTACGCGACAAGCTCCATGCGCACATGGCTCAACGCCGATTTTTACAACACCGCATTCACAAGCGCCGAGCAGTCACTCATCAAGGCGACAGCTGTTGATAACAGCGCCTCGCCGGGATATTCACAATATGACAGCGCATCCACAAACGACAAACTGTTTCTGCTTTCATACAGCGAATCAACAAACGCCGCCTACGGGTTCGGCTTGAGCATAAGCCCGAGCACCACAAGATACGCTCAAGGCAGCGACTACGCAAAATGTCAGGGACTATATGTCTATAACTCCTCGGGCAGTTTATACGACGGAAAAAGCAGCTGGTATCTGCGCTCACCCGGCTGCGATTCTTGTTTTGCAAGCTTTGTCTACTACCCCGGCGACATCGGCGGCAGCGGCAATGTAAACAACACATTCATTGGTGTTCGCCCCGCTTTTAAAATTTCAAGCCTGTCGTCTTTATCAACAATTCCTGTCACGGGAGTTTCCCTTGGAGCAAAAAGTCTGTCGCTTAATATCTTGGAAACCTCACAATTAACAGCGGAAGTGCTGCCCTTTGACGCCATGGATAAATCACTCACTTGGGCTTCAAGCGACACAAATGTCGCTACTGTGGACGAAAACGGGATTGTCACTGCAAAAGCCCACGGCTCGGCTACCGTCACAGTCACGACAGTCGACGGAGGCTTCACAGACACCTGTACTGTGACGGTGTGGAAAATGGGCGACATCGGCACTTTCGGCTCATATCCGCAGACGCAAGTGACCGACACGGCTCTTTTGACCGAGCTGAACGCGCAGAACCTCAGCTGGGTGTCCTACGGCTATTACAGCGGCAATGGCGACATCGGCTCCATGACACAAAGCGATTATATGAAATATGCCGACGTGACACACGGCGGGAGCAAATACCGCGCCGTGAAATTCACGTCATACAGGCCGTATTGGATATGCGGCACATCATCGCCTACATATCAGGACAGCAACGGCTATTACACAAACACTGTCTACTGGTTCAAGTATGAGCCTTTGCGCTGGCGAGTGCTCGACCCGTCGTCGGGGCTTGTGATGTGTGAGGACATCATCGACAGTCAGGCATACAGCAACACGATTTATCATAAGTCAGGTAGCGGATATTACAACAACCCCGCCTGCACAGTCTACGCCAACGACTACGCGACAAGCTCCGTGCGCACATGGCTCAACGACGATTTTTACAACACGGCTTTCACGAGCGCCGAGCAGTCGGTCATCAAGACCACAGAGCTTGACAACAGCGCATGGCCGGGCTATCCCGAATATAACAGCGCGTCCACAAACGACAAGCTGTTTCTGCCTTCATACAGCGAATCAACAAACGCCGCCTACGGCTTCAGCTCGGATCGTACAAACTATGACCCCGCCCGACGGGCGCAAGGCAGCGACTACGCAAAATGTCAGGGTCTATATGTCTACAACTCCCCGGGAAGCGACTGCGACAAAAACAGCTATTGGTTTCTTCGCTCGCCCGGCGGCAATTCTCATTACGCGTGCGTCGTCTACTACTATGGCTACGTCTACAACTACTACTATGTGTTCTACACCTCAGGCATTGGCGTTCGCCCGGCTTTTAAGTTTTCAAACATGTCTCTGTTGACAACGATTTCTGTCACGGGAGTTTCGCTCGGCGCGGAAAGCTTGTCGCTCACCATCTCGGAAACCTCACAATTAACAGCGGAAGTGTCGCCCTTAGACGCCATGGATAAATCGGTCACTTGGGCTTCAAGCGACGAAAGCATTGCGGTTGTGGATGAAAATGGTTTCGTGACGGCAAAAGCTCTCGGCACGGCTACTGTCACAGTCACGGCAACCGACGGCGGATTTACAGACACCTGCGAGGTTACGGTCAACGGAATTGACGCGGATAATTTTGCGGTGACTGATATTCCCGACCAAATATACACGGGCGGCGCGATAGAGCCGCCTGTTGAAGTGAAGTTTAATGGAGAAACTCTGACGCTCGGCGCGGATTACACGGTGGAATATGCGAACAATATTAACGTCGGAACCGCGGCGGCGACAATCACGGGCGCGGGCAACTTTGAGGGCACAAAGGCTGTGACTTTCGCCATCACAGCGGCAGACGCGGGCGGCTTTGCTTTGACGGAGATTACAAATCAAACATACAAAGGC